CACTTGTCAATGCGATGAATTCAACTTTTGTACCATCATCACTTAAAGAAGTAAATTGTGGTAAATAAGTAAATCCAGAACCTGAGTTAGCGAAATCAAAACTTCTTACTGCATTTAAATCAGGCATAGAGAATGAACCTGTATCTACAGAAACTTTCTTTACTAAACCAGATGCAAATGATGCAGAGAACGTGCTGTTAACTAAATCATAATTGATATCTTGTAAAGAAGCGGTTGCAATAGTTTGACCTGTAACTGCAACTTTAGTATCGTTGATTGTGTATCCAAATCTTCCTGCACCATACAAACCACCTTCAGCTGCTTGAGTTGAACCTAATTTGTTACCACCTGGAGATAATGTATCTTTACCAAACGTTCCGCCGTTACCGAATAAAGAAGAACCAGAAGCTGGTCTATTTGAATCTCTACCTACTGTATTACCATATTTGAAGTCCATGTAGAAAATAAGACCTGAAGGTAAGTTCATTGGTTGAACAGAAACGAATTCTTTAGCTGCGATAGAACCGAAGATTCTTCTTACTAAAGGTAACGCTACACCTGCCCACTCTTCAGAACCTGAAGAAGTACCAGTACGAGTTGCCTCATCTAATAATTGTTTTGCTTGGTTTTCTAACATTACTGCCATACCATGCTTTGTTGTTTCAGTACCTGCGTTTTCTAACAAGCCTGTTTTTTCCCATTTAGCTTTCAAACCACGAGTTTGCTCAAGCATTACGCTTTGTGGGTTTGCGCCGTTCATTAATTTTTTTAAGTCCATTTTGGATTAATTTATTTTTTTGTTAATTACTTAATAATACCTGCTAATTTCTTAAATCTATCAGAAATTTGAGCCGATTCAGAAATTACTGTTCTAGCTACTGCTGGCTTTGTAGATTTAACTACTTTGCTAGCGATTCCTTCTTTGATTGTTTTCTTAGCGTTTTTGTTAGTTGAAGTGTATTTGAAGTTCTCTGCTAATGTAGAGAATACCAATTTAACCTCTCTTACTGATTTTGTTCTATCTAAAGTTTCGATAACTTTGATTTTTTGTTCATTAGTCATATTATGAGCTCTGAACAATTTGTTAGCGAATAATAATTTTGCGTTTAACAAATTAACTTCGTTGATAGTTCTTTGTAATGATTTGATAGTAGTGTACGCTTCTTCTAATTCAGCTTCTTTTTCTGCTTCATCAGCTTCGTCCATTTTCTCTTCATCACCTTTCATATCAGATTCCATTTCTCTTAAAATTTCTTCTAAGTCAACTTCGTCTGATTCTTCTTCAGCTTCGTTAGTTACAACTACTTTAGGTGTTTCTCCTTTGTCAGTACCTGCTTCAGAACCATCTGCTAAGTTTTCGTTAGCTGCGTATGGATTTTCTTCTTCAGATTCTTCTTCGGAAACCTCTTCGTCATCTCCTAATTGAGCTTCTAATTCTCTGATGATAGCTTCTAAGTCCATGTCATCTTCAGATTCTTCTTCAGAACCCATGCCATCCATGCCCATTGAATCATCACCCATTTCAGAATCCATGCCCATGTCATCCATGCCCATTTCATCTTCACCTTCTGCTTGTGCGAAAGGATTTTCTTCTTCAGAACCTTCTTCACCTTCTAATTCTGCTAATCTCGCTTTCAATTCTGCGATTTCTGCATCTTTTTCAGATGGGTCTGATTCCATACCCTCTTCTTCGTTGATGTCTGCTACTTTTTTGTAGTCGGCAACTTGTGCACCTGGCTCACCAGATGTTGTTTCAGTTGAACCGCCTTCAAATTCGGTATGTGCATCCAAAGTAGGATTAGATGTGCCTGAACCGATTCCTGTTGAATCTAATTCTTCATCTACTTGCTCTTCGTCGCCTTCCATTTCAGCTTCAGCTCTTAACTTTTGAGTTAACATAGACTGTAGTCTTGGTGTAAAGGCTTCTTCTAAAGCAAGCTTTGCGTTAGCTAATGCAGTTTCTTTAACCGCTTTAGCATCGGCGATTGCTTCTTTCAATAATTTTGAATTTGCCATTTTTAAATGATTTTTGTTCCTGTGAAGTTATTGTAATTTTGGAACTTCAATGATATTTTGCTGGTTGTTCGTTCACGCCTTATAGAGAAGGGTATTCATTAACCAACGAATTGTAATAAAAAAATCCTATATAAGATAGGATATTCAGAAATAAATATATAAATTTTTTAGAAAACTAAAGAAATTATTTGTTTTTATTAAAAAAATTTTGTAATTTCTCGTTATGTACTGCTTTTAACTTCTGAATTCTCTTAGTTACGGAAGGTTTTTCAAACTCTTTTCCATTTCTAAGTTGTTCTATTTGCTTAACACTTTTTACTTTATTTTTGTAAACTTTTAAAGCTCTTTCGATGTTTCCATCTTTTACATCAATAATCAACATAACTTTTATTGATGGTTTACTAATTTATATTTAGTTTTATATAAAAGTGATACTACTGTATCTATATCGTTTTGAATCCAACTATCTTGTAATTTTGGGTTTGTTCTCAATTTTGCAACTAAATTACATAAAGTTTCAAAATAATTAATAATATTTTTAATATCATTATTTTTATCCAATGTTCCAATTCCTGAAACTTGTATCAAACCTTCTTTACCTTGATATGCTTCAACTAACCCATCAATTAAATCAATGATTGAATCATAATATTCACCCAATGCTAAATGAGCAGAATGTGCTCCAACTCCCTTTACCCCCCAATGAAAAGAATGTGCTTGTGTTCTACTTTGTAATAATAATGATGCTAATTCTTCCATTTTATTTTATTTTGTATTGTTGCAAGATTTACATTCTTTTAATCCCAATCTATTTCTCATAACCTCTTCCGATACATCTGCTATTTCAAAATATCTATTTAATACGTGTCCCATATCTTCATATAGTGCTTCCATTCTTTGTTCTTGTGCCTTTGCTTCCATTGATTCCTTTTGGAACTTTTCATGCAATGCTTTCAATTCCTTCATATTACGTTTAATAGTAACTCTATCAAACCAATCACCACCTTCTCTCAAAGTATATTCTTGTGCTGCATCGGCTATACCACCCAATGTTTCAGCAATAGTTCTAATGTCGGATTTTCTATTCATTTGTTCACCGAATTGGCCGAACGTAGAAATTATTTCTAAGAAATGCTTTTTGATTTCGGTAGGAAGTTGTTGTAACTTATCTTCCTCATTTAGTAAATCTTTTAACTTTATCATATTATTTTTTTAATATATCGTTTTTCTTAATTTTCGTAATAGCTTGCATCAATTGAGATTTATCCATACCTAATGCATCAATTACTTTAGCAATTACCAATTGCTCTTTTTTCTTTGTTAAATTGTACCCTTTAATTTGAGTAATCAATTTACCCAAAAATCTATCTACTTGTGCCGGTAAATTCGCATCCATATCATCAATAGATTCTTTAACATTGATTTGTCTACCAGGTACTAAATTTATTAATTTTGCCATATTACTTTATTTTATTTTTTATACTCCACAAGGTGCAGTAGATATGATTTCACCTTTACTACCACTTACTTCAAATTTAACCGAACCATCTCCATCAATTCTATACCAACCATCAATTGCAGGATTCCATGCAGCTGAATTTTGATATAATTTATTACCAACTTCTATCCACGAACCACTTACAACATATTGTGTGATTGTATATGAACTAGCACATATATCTTCTTCAAGTAATTCTCTTGCTACTGTCAATTCGGTATGATTACCATTCGTAATATCAATACTCCAACCTCTTGCATTAAGAACAAAAAGTGATTCTCTTCCTATTTGTCCAGGTGTTGCGTTAGTTCCACCATCTAATTGAATATATCCGTTTGAAATACTACCACTAGCTAATTCTAAAAGAATATTATCTACTGCGGTTTGAGTTAATGCACAATTATTAAGTAATATTTCTGTTCCATTATCACTCAATGGTTGAGTTCTTGATATAATTACTTCGGTTAGTCCGGTGTTACCATTCATATCAAAACCTTCCAATGCAGGCAAGTTAGATAAATCTATCGAACCTACTAAATTAGATTGGTCAAAATCAAAGTATCGCAAAGAAGTACAATCTGATAAATCAGGAAATCCTGCTGAAAAATCATTATCATCTATATACAGAGATTGTAACGATGTACATCCACTTAAATTAATAGATGCTAAACAACTTGCACCACCCACAACTGCATCTTGGTCACTCACATCTACATAGGTAAGATTGGTTAATCCAGATAAATCAATTGATGTTAAAAAACTCCAATCTGCTCTAAAATCTTGTATATTTGTTAGGTTTTGTAAACCTGTTATTGATGTTAATCCTGCTCCCATATTATTTTTATTTTAATCGTCTCCTGTGAAATCTAATTCAGTTACTAAACTTATATCGTCAAAACACAATCTAGCAGTATATTCTGTATTTTCATCTGCGTAAGTATGGTCGATAGTTATACCACCATCTACTACATCAGTAACTTCCGTTCCATCACCCCATGTTATTGTATAGTTAGTAGGACCAGATGTTGTAATACCGATTTCCGAATAAGTTCCATTTTTTGTATTGTTTACGAATTCGATACATCCGGAAGGTAAATCACTTTGTTCTTCTTGTTGCATATGTCCACCACCACCACTACTTGCCGCAACTGCCATAGCTTCCGCTTGTGCCATAGCTGCTTCTTGTATCAAATGTATTGCAATCCTTTGTTCGGTTATTTCATTTAGGTATATTCTATATTGTCTTTCTACTTCGTGCGAAGGTAGCTTACTCATTTGTGGCAGATTTACCCATTGTTGCCAACTTATTTCATCAATCATAGTTATATAGTTAATTCAATTCAATTATAATTTCTCTCATCAAATCTTGTGAACGACACCACTTACCACACTCTTCTGCAACTTTAGCCCATTGCTTTGATTCATTCATAGGAGCCATAAATGCTCCATGCGTAGATGGGTTGGATACGAAATCCCAACCAACCAATTCAAAGTCTTCCTGGACCATTACAGTCCCGTCTGATAACTCTTTTACCGAACCCAGCCCTCTCGATGAAATACCTAAACGAATATTATTTTTTAATAGTTCTCTAAGAATATTTCCAGATGGTGTTGAAAGTATTTCTACTATACCAACCACATCATCCCCATCCCAACCTATTTCTCTAATGTTATGAGATACGTTTTTTAAATTGATAACCGGAGAATCTGGATGGTCTAATTCGCCCAATGCTCTACGTTCTTTAATAAGTTGCTCGTATTTCTTACACTCCCTTTCTAAGATTTCTTTAGGATATCTTCTATGATTTTGATTTGGAGCGCCTGCTCTTTGTAGGATTCCCTTAACTAAATAAGTTCCGTTATCCTGCTCAACGAGTTTTGCTTCAAACAAATGGGTCTCTATTAATAATCCTTTATTCATTTATTTTATATCTTTTTTTACCTTTTCTGCTGCTCTACCAGTTAATCCTTTATCTTCCCAAGCTTTTACTAAAGCCGTTTTTAAATAATTTTTTAACTCCGTTTCATCTAACTCACCATTTGTACTATCCACCATTTTAATTATTAGCGTTTGTACATATCCCATTCTCACTATTTTATCTGCAACTCCATTAGTTATTCCATCGTTACTATCCATTAATTTAGCTATATCATTCATAGCTTGTTTATTATTGGATATTGATTCTAATATTTTAGCAACAGCTTTTTTATATTCGTTGTTACCATTTATATAGTTTCCTACCTTCTTAGCCAATTCATAAATAAAATAGATAACTACTTTACCTAATATAGCTATGGTTATAGTTGCAAGGATTCCTTCTATTACACCCTCACTAACTACTTTTTTTTTTTAACTCCTTCGTTTTTAGCTCTCAATGCTGCTAAATCCGAACCTTCAATCTCACCATCACCATCGGTATCAATTTTCTTTTGACCCGCAGTTAATTCAGCTTCATTATATCCTCTCAATTTTCCTTCCGATTTTGCTTTGTAGGCAGTATCTACGGCGTTGAAGAATTTCTTCTTTTCATCATCAGACATATCAGTAATTGATTTACCACATTTATCTAACATATGTTTAAACAATTGTTGATAATCATTTTCTTCCTTTACTACTTGCTTAACAAGTTCTTTTAATTGAGCTATTTTCATTATTCTGAAATTTGTCTTATTTTTTGGTCTAATTTTAGTAATCGTTCCTTTATACTATAAATATGACTATTTGTTCTTTTCCAATAACTTTTATTATCTACCCCACTTTCGTTCTTAATTTTACCATACCAATTAAGAAATCTTTCCATTTCTGCCAATTGTTTATTGATGTTGGATATACCTCTACCAATTTTAGATTGTGCGGTTGATTCATCTTTTTTCAATTCTAACCAACGATTTTCGTTTACCGATTCTCTTATTGGATTCATTTTTTCATCCGATACCCAATATGCTGTTCCGCCACCAATTGAATGCTTAAACATCTTTTCCATCTTTTCAGCATATTCTTTGGCATCTTTATATGAATTAAATACTTTTGGTTTATCGGTTGTCTTAAATGCCTTTTTATCAAATTCTTTTTCCAACCCTTTACCTTGTCCTCTACCTTTATTGTAGGTTATATAGTATTTACCTTCTTTTACTACACTATATCCGGTTAAATCAGCTTGCTTTTTACCTTTAGTTTTTTCATCATCTTTACCACTAAATGCAAATGGTGTGCTATATCCTTCTACACCACCGGTTGTATTCATTTCATCTACTTTCAATTCTGCATCTTTGTACATACCACTAACCTTTGCATCTAA